CGCGGCTACCACCTCTGGGGGCATACCTGCACCCTGCTCGTATTCTCTGGAGAACTCAAAGGCTATCCCTGTCTGCACTGCATGAGATAGCTGGGCGTGCTCCTCCATTAACCGTGATACTACTGGGTCATTCATCACTGTACTCCTGTTACATTATGTATTGAGTGGCCGACCTTGACATGAAGGGGACACGTACCATGGGTGGTTCTTTTTATTACCACCCTTCTTCATACTGACTACCTTCTCTACTAACCCGTATCGCTCGATACGGGATTCGATAGCTGACCGTGATACCCCTGCTATGCTGGCCGCTTCATTTATACTGATAGTACCGTCCTTGTAGGGCACTCTTACTATACTAATAGACATTGATTCTCCTTTTTGCAATCGTCTGCAATATGTACTTACGCATGTATGGGGGCTAGTATGGCCAATACTGCTACGTACCCTAGTGTTATACATACCGATAGTATAAAAAGATTACGGTAATGTTCCAGTTTCTTCGTATCTTCACTTGGGCTATTCAACTCATCTACCCATGAACCCATGGCGTATATGAGCGTAGTTATCAGTAGTACCAGCCCCAATACCATGAGTACTACCGCGTTTATCACTACTTTACGCCTCTGGATTGGGCGGCAGAAGTATCACCGTTATAGCTACCGCGTACCGCGTAGGATTGATCCTCTGGCACCTCCTCATGTGAGTAGAACATTACCTGTCCACACTTCTCACCGGCACGTAGTGTAATGTGGTGGTAGCGTGACATGTTACTTAGCTCCAGCGTGAGTACTGAATCATGCCAGCCGGGATCACACCACCCGGCGTGTAGATGTTCCAGAAACACTCGGGCCATACTACTCTTGAGCCGGTATTCTGCCGTAATATGATACGGTAGGTGGAATACCTCTACAGAGTGCGCCAATACCGACTCGCCGGGAGCCAAGGCATACCCGTTGGTGATGTCTATGGTCTTCATGTTTAGCGGTTCTTTCTTGCTAAAATCCACTGGTGTGGTGAAGGCGCGGAAAGAGTGCACAGTATTGCATCCGGGGTTACCGCATACGGTAGGTGCGGCCCAGTCACCTGAGGTGTACATATTTAAAGGTACTTTACGCTTTTCATGCCCACAGGCTGGGCATATAGCTGCCGGTGGTATTTCCACCAGTATTTCATTACCTAGCACGATGTCGATACTCGATCCGTTAATGTTCCGGGGATCTACATTGGTTAGTACACCTCCCTCTACGAGGGCGTGTAACTGATTAAATGACAGTAGCATTACTTTCTCCGTATTCTACGTATAGTTGGTGGGATGATAATATCTCGCGTAGCGATCACTAGAGGTTTGGTACGGCTACCCTCAAGATTGAATCTGGTGTACGTGGTATGTCGAGTGCGCCATGGTGTCCATAGAGGGAGTGCACTACCTTTAGGGTTTCCGTCCTGTGGCACACCGTGTTCGTCGTGGAAGGATATACGCTTGTCTGGCACCCAGCACACGGAGGCTACATCCTCTACGTGGTCTAAGTACCAGCCAGTAGATCGATCATCTGGTAGGAGGCCCATTACTATTAGCCCCTTGGCGGCTTCTTCTACCGCCTTAGCACACCATACATCGGGATTGCTATAGGGAGGGTTCATCCACACGACTGGGATGTGGCCGGGGATTGAGGGATCGGTTAAGGCTTTATGCCAGTCTATAGAGAGGGCATCATCTTCTTTTGTCCAGCATCTACCGGGAACCTTGGAGGTATGAGTTTCGGCGCATGCGTCCCACATAAAGGTGAGTCCGGTAACGTACTCTATACGGTGAAACACAGAGGGAGGGGTAGCGCGACGGTCACGCGCCTCCTTGGGTGTTTTTGACTTAGCGTATGCGTCCACAGTATTAGTTCTCTAAATGGGGTCGATTGAGTAGTTAAGCGTACAGGTGTTCCGCGTAATGCTTTAGCTCTTTAACGGTCTTGCCGTGGGTAAGCAATAAGGGTGGGGTTTGGTCTGATACGTGGTACAGGTCATACCCTTCCTTGACTGCTATAGAATGGATTACCCGGCTCCTATTAGTCAGTACTATTCGTACCGTACTATACCCACCGTTGACCTTGATAGAGGCCTCATGTCTTCCTTGATTTCTGGAATACTCCCACTCTAGCATCACTGAGGCTCGCTAGCCATGTACTGGGTAGCCTCTACTATAGCATCCTCCTCATATCTGGCGAAGTACGCTGATCGCTCCTTAACCAGAAGCACCAATACAGTAGGTACTAGTGTTACCGCCATAAGCAAGAATAACAGGTTACGTGTAGTCCGTAGGCTACTGGCACTATCCACGTCCGGTACGGGATACCAATGGCCTGCTGCCTTGGCTGCGGCAAAATCCTTATCAAGATTACCGAGGTGCTTCCATGTGGCAACTACCCATGTGGCGGCATGTAGCAGATGTGGCAACTTTACAAGGTAAAGGGATACGTACAGGGCTGCGATGATACTAAGTACAATGTGCATGTTTGTTACCTCTTATATTTATATGGTGAGCAAACCCATTGTATACCTATATAGGTTTCTTCGCAATACTAACTACTGTAGGGGCCTTGGGGGCAGGTGTTACGAGGTACCACCTTACCTATACGTGCGTAGGTAAGGGATCGGTATTGTGGGTCTAAACGTCCAACCCGCTAAGTGCCTCTATGGCCTTTCGGAACGATATGGCAGTTTCGTGCTCAAGGTCGGCCTGTGCAGTATTCCCTTCTGCCCGATTTATGGGTTCATTATTCTCCAGTATCTCTAATCTTACTGTGAGTTCTGCTATTGCTGCTTTCATTCTATTTCTCCTAAAGTACGTCCACGCTTTAATTTGGTGCGTGGCTAACCATGAAATAACTATAGAACTCTAGGGTAAGCCCAGTGCCTTACGTACATCCGCCTGATTCAGTAGCTTACCCTGCTCTACGGCATGCTCTACGGCATGTTGTATCATGTGCTCTATAGCACCTTTGGATTCTAGTGGGATATGTATCTCTCGCCAGCTAGCCGAGAAGGCCCCGTCTATCCATAACTCCGTACACCCTTCCTGTTCGTTATGCTTAATTTTTACCATCAGAACTCTCCGCTTAACCTACAGTTACTTGTAAATCATGAGCCGCTCGTTTTCTAGCGCCTTCACTGTAACCGTAGGCCCACCCTTCCCATTGATCCGTACCTTTAGCGTGTGGGTTTGTGTGGTTGCGTTTACCATAGCCATCACCGTAACCAGACTCATAAGCATCACACACCATCCAAACTTCTTCCTTTCTCATGTGTCAACCTCGCGTTATATTCATCTAGGTACCCTATGTGCCCTGTGGCCGTAGTGCGTGTAGGTTGCGGGAGTAAAGTAGTAATATCAAAACTCATCTGCGGACGCGGATAGCTCGGCTATTTTAACCTTCATTATCTTGATGGCTCTGGCCTTAGCTTCCTCTTCGGATTTACATTCGGGCATATGTATGATATTGATCCCTAAAATGTAGCAGTGCATTACCCACTCTGGGGCAATGCCTATGTACCCGCAGGTTACCGTTACACTTAGCCTTCCTTTAGTTTTCGTGAAGGCTGTCGGTGTCCTGTTCGTATCCCCTTGGGAGTATGAAGTGGTGTCTTTCCACATGGCGTTACCTCTGTGTGTAGTACTGGAGGGATACATAGTACTACACCAGTACTACTCGTGCCTCTCATTATCAAAACGATCACCGAACTCTTCCCGGTGGAGAAGGTTGGGATCTTCCCCGTCCTCTACATCACTATCTACCCATGTAGAGGATCTACGTAACATGGTGTAATGTGCGCCGCAAACGGCATCTGCTACGTCCTTACTAGAGTTGGGTGGGTGATCAACCTTATCGGTCTTCTCGTCATACTCTAAATCGTAAAGTTCCTGTGATAGTACGTCCTGTCTGTATAGATCAATACGTCCATCGTTAAAGGCATCACGAAGCTGCTTGTATGGTACGCTAGGCTTCCTATCTACAGATACATGACCGGTCATCATGCCCTGCTTTTTCCACTGCTGTATGCTTTCTAGCGAACTCCAGCCATCGTAGGTGACAGCTCGTATTGGGTACCCGTAAGTAGCCTTTAGACTACGTACCCATGAACGTATCTCTGCGATGTCTATCTCACTCTCATGGTCTGGTTCGATACTGACAGCCATCTCTACGGTAGCCTTGGGCAGCATCTCGATATGTCCGCTGGCCCTCTTCATCTCTACTAGGCCATCATATCTTACCATGGCAATTCCACATCGATCACCTGTGTTAGATAAGTCAATATGCACGTACCGGGGCCTGCTAGGGTTCTTGCAGTAGTGGCCACGCTTTACGATAGGCATACCCTGCAATCCTAGTATCACATTGTCCTCAAGCAGGAAGGACTCTACATCATTTTCTGCTCCGCGCTCTATGGCATCAGATATAGTATGTCGTCTACGGAAGAATGGATTTACCGAGTTAACTGAACGCCCTATAACATCCCGCAGTGCTCCGGCCGCATCCTTTATAAAGTCATCCCGATACTCTACAGGTACTAGGAATATAGTGGAGCCGGGTGGTTCTCTCTGCTCATCGGTAAGGATACGGATATCCATAGCCGCCTCGTTCTCTATGCAGATACGGAACTTGTCACCACAGTATCTATCGCTTGGCCAAACTTCATACTGCGCCTTATCGTAGATAAAAACACCCTTCTCTTGGTGCTCCTCTACGTGGGCCTTGCGCTTATCCGTAAAGTCACCTTTGTACCGGGTAGAAGAGGCTACGCAAATTACACCTACCTGTTGACCTCGGAATAGGAAACGGCCCTTCTTACGACGGGTAATAGTGTCATAGACATTCTGTGCCTGATCATAAACCCCGGCCCTACCTGTAGTTACCTGTGCCTTCTTGGACTTGGCTACCACATTCATGAAGTTAATCTCGTCTATCACTCCACCAATGATTGCGTCACCTAGTACGGAATCGGAATCTGAACCCCCTTGCACAACACGTACATTAACGTGGGGGAAATACATCTCTGACTCGATAAGACGGTCGGGGCGCATGTGCTTCTGAAACCACGGCATAGCCTCCACGTAATTGCGTAAGGGCTGATATATTACCTTCTTGGTAACGTGTGGTTTTGCGGCCTGAATCATGAAGATAATAGGAGTGGCACTAGGTAGGCCGTATATTGTCTGAGGGTTTTTCAGGCATCCTACGATGTGCAAATGATACGCTGTAGTGACCTTACTTATCTCGCTGTTTCCACTTATGTATACGCACCCATCCTGTCTAGCCACGAACATACCTGACGGTACGGTAAAGCAATACTCCATGTGTTCTTTTACTTCCTTGATTTCTACTTTGTCGCCGTAGCCACCCTTACCTATAGAGTGGTATGCGGTCTTATGGAACCGTACCGTATACTCTTTACTCTTACGTAAGTATATACCGTATGGCTGTCCTGTACGGTCTATGATGTTTATAGTGGTCTTGCTACCGGTGGCCACGCCTACGTACTGTATAAAGTCAGCAACCTTTGGTAATGAGGTGTAAAACTCATTCTTACTCTCCGACCCGTCCCACAATATAAGCTCGTCTCGTATGATATGTAGTTGCTCTTGGCTAGCATCCCACCATCCAGTAAACTCCTTGTTAACCTCTGGTGCTAAAAAAGCTATATCAGAAAATCCGTCGTCTCTTACATACTCGTTGTAGTATATGCAGCATGCGGTGAGTAGCATACGTAGTCTGCGCTTCTTTCTGTTTTTCTTTACGTGAAACACGCAGTAATTCGGTTTACTACCTCTTCCTCTGTTACCCGAAAAAGAACCATCGGCCATTACCGCAACCATCAAACGTATTTCATCATCCGATAGCGATAGGCCTTCTCCTCCTGCCCCAAAAGTCGCAGGTATCTTGCCCCTCCACCCGTAGGCACTATTCTCATGGGACTGCACCATAGAGCTGGCGGGCATCTCCATTAATGTACCATTAGTGCTGCGGTATATGACGCGGTGGTTAGGGGTGAACTGCAACGAAGTACTACGACTAGCTATACGGTAAAACCCTTGGGTGTTCTCCTGCTCAATGTACGCAGTAGGAGTGACGAAGCATGTACTGCCGTCAGACATGTACTGGCATAAGGTATCCCCTTCCTCGAAAGAGTCCATACGCTTCCACCCAGTAGGCGTTAAAAACTCTGCGTGTGCCGGTAGGCATTTCCCGGTCGAGGTTGCCCCCATCATTATAGCTTCTACATTGGCGTGTCCTTGCCCCTTCCACCAATGGCGATTTATCTCTATGATGGCTGCTCTTACTTCTGGCCAGAGTTTTAAATCCGTGCCTCCTAGGAACTCAGGGGAGTCAATGAAAGTCTCTATATCCACAGGGGCCTGATCCATCTCCTGCATGAACCGAATGAAAGCATCATTGCTATGGAGTAGTTGCTGCTCTAAGGAGTGTACGTACATCTCCCCGAACATGCGATTATCGAAGGTATCAATGGCCGCTTTAGCCGCCTCTATTATCCTTCGTGCCTTTCGTACACCTTTAGAATTACTAGCCATGCTACCGCTATCCACCGCACGCTTGCGTATACGCATATTACACCTTGGTATTAATTAAACAGCCGGATATCTTCATCATCCTCGTCATCGAGTGAGAAGTCTAAGTCTTTGATACCATCCATTGTCTGCGATAACTCCATATCATCACTAGTGCTCATTATGTGCTGAGTTAGCTGCATCAGCTTCGTAATATCGTCACCGCTATCATTATCTGTAGCCTTGTATCGTAATACATCGAATACCCCGGACGCGTGTAGGAACCGGTGCTCGTCGTTCTTGGAGGATAGGGCGGTACGTAAGGCCCCTAGCCGGATATTCATAGGTAGCTTAGCTACCGAGGCGGTACGCATACTCATACCTCTAACCTCTGCGTAGAACCCTAGGGTGTCACCTACAATCTTATTAATATCAAGAGACTTTGCCTCCTTGCGTAACCGATGGTACAGCTCTGTACGATCATTCTTTATCGTGGATACCGATACATCCAGCTCTTTGGCTATCTCATCCAGTGGTACCCTACGCATGAGCATACGATGAAGCAAGGTAAGGCGATACTCTCTCTCGTACGCCCCTCCACGGGTACGCACTTCCTCCATACGAGACTGTGGGGTGAACTCCTGTACTGGTGTATTCTCCCCCAGTTCCATAGCTCTATGTATCACCTCCTCGTTAAGGTCTGGGTTGTCATCGGCTACATCAGACCCATAGGTTTGGGTGCCATCAGATACGTTGCTACTGAACCCGGCTGAACCACGGCCTGCACTACGCACCCTGCGCATACGTCTTCTAGGTTGCCCGTCTTCTATAGCCATAGTGTTACCCTACCCTTTGAAACATACGAGAGAGTTAAAGTTTAGCCACCGCGTGGTCTCCTGTATACAATGAAACCCCGCATCCTGCAAATATGTAGTGAGTGTATCACGTTTCATTGGCCACATGGAGTTGCGTAAGGCGGCTGTCTTATTTAGTATCTCCTCGTAGGAGTACCCGTTATCCTTCCTGAACTCCATATACTGCCGTGTAAATGCAGTACTAAGGTTATCGCTATCCTGTTCCTCTTTCTGGGAGATTAACAGCATCCCTCCTTTGTGCATACTTTTTGCAATCGTCTGCAATGCACTGGCTTGGTACTCTGGAGGAATAAACTGCAAGGTGTAGGAGGCGTTGACTACGTAGAAGTACTCCTGTACCTCTCGTAGTACTTCTACCCCTGCGTTGATGGCCCCTACCCATGGCATCTGTAGGCTTAGCTTATGTATCATATCCGGTGAAGGGTCTACCGCTACTACCTCTACGCCGGGTATAGGCTGTGTGGTATCAGCTAACCCGTAGACGCTCGCCAGAGATTTTATAAATACGCCGGTAGAGGCCCCTATATCGGCTACGGGTATAGGCTTGCTGTCACCATAGAGGTCATGAAGACCTTCAAGGTATTCCTTTACTATGTGGCTGTGTACCCTGTGGGTCTCCGCGTATAAGGGGATACTACGAACAGCCATGTTCTCGAATATAGTAGCTACCTCAGCATCAAACTGAAATACATCTCTACGCTTTGGTGTGTGTACTGGATCTACACCCCTATCCATTAGTAGTGTCATGTCCTTATGCCTCCGTGACGATAACGGGTAGTGGGCGACCATACAGTATGTAATGCACAGTCTGCGCCACGATAGTAGGCTGCATAACCTTCTGGTTTAATGATGATAGGTGGGCCAACTGATCACCGCCTACCCGGATTGATCTATCAAATTCAGTATTCATGGTATCTTTACTCCTAGTCGTTTGCCAAATGCCTTCTTAGCTTCCTTCACCAGATTCATAGTAGAACCATCGGCATAGGGCAGATTAAATTCAATCTCCAATGCCTGCCCGAGCACCTTAGGGTTTATCCTTTTAGGACTCTTAGCTCGCCAATAGAATACATTACCTCCACCCCAGAAGTCCACTGTGTTCCAGAAGAAGGAGAACTGTGTCTTAACCTCGTCTTGGGTGTGGAACTTCTGTATTTTAGGATTGGCCAAGGAATCCCCTAGCCGCACCCCCGGCTCACTGTCGAATACGAAATAATTGGCCTGTCTGATCCCGCCATACTCGTAATTAAAATCTGAAATGTCACGACAAGTGCCGTAAACAGCAGAATTATAACCACAAAGGCTATGGACGATAGCGAGTACCGCCATGCGGTCTTTAGGGAATGGGATACTGTTAAGTACAGAGGCGAGAAATATAGAGTCAAATACTCTATCGCTATCCTCCACCATTTTAAGAAATTCTCTTGCTTTTACACGTGAGTACTCCGCGTTAGGTTTACCTACACCGCTACTTGGGTCAATGCGGTAAGGCTCGAAATCAATACAGTCTATTCCCTTGGTCTGTAGGTAGGGCGCTACCTTACCTAGTCCTGCACCAAAATCAATAATACTTAACCCGTGCAGGTCTCTAAAGTTCCTCCAGTAACCTGTGGTGTACGAGTCCTTATCCGGTAGGGTCTTCTCTCCGTTCCCCCAGAAGCGGTAGGCCTTAGGTACGCTCCCTCTATTATTCTGTGGGCGGCGGTACGCAGAGTACCGTAGCATGTCTGCGAACTCCTCATCTACATGGAAGTCCATGGATAGGTAGTTAAGGAAGTGTACTGCAAATTCCGCCAGCTCATCTGGGATACGAACTACTGGCCATTCCTTTACCCCATTCTCCAGTGCGGCGAACAATCGGTGTACCCCGTTAACTACGGTACCGGACTCCGATAAAACCAGTGGGATCTGGATACCCTTACGTATGAAATTCTCCGCTATTACTACAGCTTTCTTGTCGTACCTCTCTGCTATACCCTTACCTATCTTAGTTATGTTTTCCATTTTGCAATTACCTGCAAAAATGGTAGAGACATCAGGTAGCTTCTCAGCTCGGGCTACTATGTCGGTGAGGTGCAGATCGCCTAATGCCTCTGATCCTGTATCCTGTGCACCGAAATCATTAGTGACCCTGTTGAATAGCATATTGATGCCTTTGATATCCTTATCCTGTATCGAGACAACCTGTACAGGTACGTGGGACATACCAAGGCCCTTTGCTACCGTGGTGCGCTGGTGGCCCGATAGAATTAACCCATCCTCTGTAATGGCTACCGGCAGGATAAACCCCAGCTTGGTAAGACTCAGCTTAAGTAGGTGTAACCGGGCCGGGTCTGGAGTCCTTGGATTAGTCTCATCTGGGCGTATGTCATCTATACTCCGTAGCTCTATCATATCACTGCTCCGTAAGGTATGGGGTGATGCCTAGGCGATCTTTAATCATGTTATTTATATCTGCCTCGTCATAGTTGCAGTTTACCCGTAACTCCTCTGACCACCTGCGGTACGCTACCGTAGGGATGAATAGTACGAACTCTCCTACCACTAGTCGGGTATTGTTGGGTGCGCGTTTCTCTGAACGTCTACCTCTCTCTGCGGCATCCATGCTGGCTACTGAACCTGCGGATAGACAATCATCAGCTACTACATCAGTGAGGCAATCTATCTCCTCTGGTGACCAGCCGAACTGGGTAAAGTCGATACCCGAGTCCTGTAGCATGGTGATCTCACCGGCTAGCATATCGAAATCCCAGCGTGCAAGCTCCGATACCTTGTTGTCTATAAGCCTAAACTGCGCTATCTGGTCGGGGGTTAGGTGCTCCGCTATGATAATAGGTACTTCGCTTAGCCCTAGGAGCTGGGAGGCGGCGTAACGGGTGTGTCCTGCGACGATTACGTTATCCTTGTCTACGATAATCGGTACTACAAAACCAAAGGTCTTGATGGAGTTAGCGACAGACTGTATTGCCTGCTCGTTATCTCGTGGGTTATTGGCGTAAGGTAGTATGTCGTGGATATCTGCGTACAAGATATCAACCTTGCGCTTCCTATTATCTGAGGTAGCTACCTGCTTTCTTTTACGAGCGGCCATATTATTCTCCAGCACTCTATGTTGAACGTAAAAAAAAGGGGCAGGCCCTTATGAGCATGCCCCCTTCTACTTACTTAGTTACCTGTGCGAAGGGTGTTACTTCTTCACCGCTCGCTTGGCCGGGGCAGCTTTCTTAGCCGGGGCCTTGGTAGCTGCAGGCTTAACAACCTTCTTGGTCTTGGAAACCGCAAGGTGCTCCTGTGCCCACTCTGTAATGATAGCCTCGAATACGGCCTCGTCCTTATCCAGACCCAAGCTCTCCTTAGCAAGCTCAAGGTAGTCACGACATGCCGCACCCGCATCCTCGGTGAGACGGAACTTAAAGGTGATACGCTTAATCACCTCTGCGGCTGGGCCACCCTTGCTGGTGTAGGACTCTTTGATGGTGTCCTTGATCTCACTAACGGTACTCGTCTCCGCCAACTCGACCAGTGCCTCCGCATTCTCCTCGTCCATGACACGGGCGATTTCCTGCGCCTTAGTCCAGCCGATGTGTGCAACCTTGTCTGCATCCAGACCGAAGCGATTCCACTTAGTGTAGATGTCGATGAGGTACATAGCCTTGCGGTAGCCTACCGACAAGTTCTCCTCGACGTACAGGGCGAAACCTTCATTACCTTCGTAACGCTCGTCCAACTCCTTGAAGGCCTTGGATACACGAACGTGGTACAGGACACCGCCGAGGCGGTAATCGGTAGACGCCGACTCTTCGGACATCTCGGCGGCAAGCGCACAGATATCATCGGTCTCCGCAACCATTGCCAATACGTCCTCGTTCTCCTCCTCCTCTGTGAGGATGATGAGGCCCTTAAGCTCCTTATCTTCTGCAGGAGCTTTCGCCTTCTTAGCAGCGGGTTTGGCCTTGGCCGGGGCAGCTTTCTTAGCCGGGGTGGCTTTCTTGGCGGGGGCGGCTTTCTTGGCGGGGGCGGCTTTAGCCTTCGCCTTAGGTGCAGGGGCGGCTACCTCCTCTTCCTCCTCCTCCTCCTCCTCCTCTTCGGCAATATCCACCGGGTATATAGCTTCGACCTCGGAGGCCTTGAAGGTCTCGGCCCCGTCTGAGGTTTCGATAGTAATAGAGGTTTTGGTCTTCTTGGTGACCACACCGGTAAACTCATCCTCGCCTACGGCCAGCGCAACGGTAGAACCCTTGGCTACATCCGCAAACTCGATGGTTTCTTCCAGCTCACCCTCCTCCTCGACTTCGGCTTCGGCTTCGGCTTCGGCTTCGGCTTCACCATCTGGCGTAGCATAGATGAATTCGATCTCGGATTTCTTAAGGTCGTAGACCTCACCATCCACGTCGATGGACAGGGCGGTTTTGGTCTTCTTGGTAATTTCGCCAGTGTACTCGTACTCACCGGATTGGATGGATACCGCGTCACCCTTGGATACGTCGGCAAAGTCGATGGCGTCCTCGCCTTCTTCCTCGCCTTCTTCCTCGCCTTCGGCTGCAGCGATCTCATCCGCGAACACATCGACATGGATGAACTCTGCATTCTTTTTGCTCTTACGTGCGCTGGCACTGTAGGCAGGGTTGGCCACCTCAAGCATGTAGCAAATTTCATTGCTCTCGTCGGCATCGTTAACTACGGCGATAGGGTAGACTTCGCCCTGTACCAAAAGCTCCGCGTTATCGGGCTGGTCTTCGCCTGTGAATCCCGTGAAAACTACACTGGTACCTACTTCAAAATCTGGGGTGCTATCGGTGGTCATGTGATTCTCCTTACCATTACCATAGAGGTTGTGTGTTTGGTTGTATACCGTATTTACAACGCAAAGTTTAGTTTTATACTAAAACAATGTCAATGCTACACGCGGCTATTTTGCAATTAACTTCAAAATTTACCGTAATATCCCCGGTAAAATACTACATTTAGCTAAAGCCTCTCTACAAATAGTACTGTGAGACCTTGCACTGCGCCTGCTTACATACGCCTCCCCCATCTTC